ATTTGATAGGATTTTTTTGGCTGAACTTAAAATACTCATTCTTCCTCATCCTCGCTTTCTTCTGTGTCTGTTTTCTTTTCAACTGTTACTTTTAATCGCTTAATGATTTTCGTTAAAAATTTAGGTATCGGAGTGCCGATTTCGGCCAAATTTTCAAGAATTGAGATTAACTCATTAATAATAAACCAAATCGTTACAACTAAACCGATGTAGTAACTTAGCTTAATGTCAGTACCTAATAGCATTAAAGCCTCAGAGATTATGTAATCCGCGATAACAGCAACTGCCACTGTAGCTAAATAGCCAACTTTTTTTAAGATGCCAACAACACCGATTCGGCTGTTAAGTGTATGACTAACATACGCTTGAGCCATGCCGGATAAGTAATCAATAATCATTACTACTATTAGTACGATGAGCGGTACTAACAAGATGTTAAGATAAGCAACTATTGCTGCTGATACAGCTGCAAAAATCCCTTGTAAAAAATTCATTTTCATTTTCATTCTCCTTTTTTATAAAAAAATTATTCGCCAATTGTTTTTGGCTCATAATAACAATGAGCATATAAATATTGATAGTCTGCTACATTGCCTCCTGGCACTCTAACTTGCACTTTACCATCTGTTCCGACTAGTAGTTTGCCAATAATACAATCCGACCCTGCTAAGGTTTTTGTTAAATAGCAAGGAAACGTTTGACTTTCTAATGGATAATATGGGCTTTGAATCGTAGCAATTTCAAGCAAATTACTTGCTCCAATAACAGAAGTAAACTTTAAGCTAAAATCATAATAACATAGCCCATTTCGATAACTTAGTTTATTAACTGAGTTATCGAAATTATCAGTCACTTTAGATTGTAAAGTTGGACTTATCTTGCTGATTGTGTCATATCCGTTAACATTAACAAAATGTGTATGTC